GGGGAAGCAACAGATACCGTAATTGTATCACAAAGATATATACTTACATGCAATACAGATTGTTTTGTTAGATTTAGTGCATCGGCTGTAACATCCGCTGATGGTAACTTTGATATATTTATGCCATCTGGATCTACGGCTGTTTTGGTTGCTACAAACGCAACTATACGGGCTATTAGAGCTAGTGCTGATGGAACACTTGGTATTTCTCGCTTAGAGATCGTGTAATCCAATGGCTATTGCGCTCGTTGGCACCGCTCAGCTCAGCACAAAAATCAATGGTCAAGATCCTACTATAACCTTTGATGTGGGACCCTCTGAGGATGATGTTGTTGTTGTTTTCGGCGGACACGGAAAGACAGAAACTACACTGACTGCTCCGGGCAGTGGCTATACTTTAATCGCTGAACATACTGGCTCCGCTCCTATATTCGGGGCGTGGTACAAAGTTATGGGGGCTACGCCCGATACCACCGTGTTGTGTGATGGAGGAGGTAATGCCGCTGATGCTGTTGTCTACTGTTCTTATGTTTTTAGTGGAGTAGATTCTACAGTATTAGATCAAACAACGGTGACGGTTGGTCCCACAGGATCAAGTAATCCAAATTGCGGCTCAATCACTACTCAGACAGATAATGCTTGGGTATTAGCATTGGCTGGCAGTACTAGAATAGATTCTGCTGTTGGCACGCCAACTGGTTACTCTAATCTAATAGACGCGGACAGGAACGACACTGAAGATATAACTGTTGCAGGATGCACCAAAACAGTTTCTACTGCGGGGGCAGAAGATCCTGCCGCTTATCCTTCTTGGTTGAACGGCACCTGGTTTGCTATTACTGTTGCTTTGAAAGAAGCCGGTGCGGCAGCCGCTAATCCCAAGGGACCGTTAGGAATGCCCTTAATTGGCCCATTTGGAGGTCCGATATAATGCCTTTTACAGCAAAACTATTGAGATTGAGTAAGGCCCATGGGCGCATTGATCTTGAAATACAGTACTCAGATGGTATAAATGAGCCGATCAATAAGCACTACGGTTTCGAGCGAACAAACACTGAGGCTATACGAGCATTAGCGCGGCGGGAGGTTACCCGACTGGAAGAACTTCAAGAAGAAGTAATTGCGATTGTAGTTGGTGACGATATTGATTTGAGTCCTCCCCCGCCTCCGCCGCCTACGCCTCCGCCGACCCCTGCCAAACTGGCTAGAAGAGCATGGTTTCAGGACTGGTTTAAATTGCAGGCTCTTTTGAATCTTGTGGAATCTTCTATTATTCCGGCAGACGATCCAAGGATCGCACCATTACAGACATCACTAGAGGCTGATCTTCTGCCGTCTTATTTACAGGATATAGATTAAATGAGTGTTGCATATTATGGTGACTTCGCAGAAGACGATACAGTTAATATCCCTTTTAACACGTTCTCCTCTGATGATCCTGCCGCGTCTGTAACAATAACCAATCTTGTAGACGCAGATCTCAAGGTTCACAAGGATGGCAATGTTACGTCAATTGTTACTGATGGCGTGACTGTTGCCATTGATTTCGGTACTACAGGAAGTCACATGGTTACGATTGATACCAGTGTCGATGCCGCTTATTCAACAGGATCTGAATATGCTGTGCGCATGGAAGGAACAACGGTCGATGGCGGAACAGTAGGTGCCTTTATCGGCACTTTTTCTATTGAGCGGGCAGGCGGAGTATTGGCTCTACTTAAAGGAACTAATAGCCTTGCCAATATCGAAGACAAGATCGACATTATAGACACCAATGTTGACGATATTGAAACCGACCTTGGTAATGCCACGGACGGTCTTGGTGCGCTCAAGACCCTGATTGATACGGTAAATACAGATCTTGCCAACGGCACTGACGGTCTAGGTGCTCTGAAAACTCTTATAGATACAGTGAACACTGACCTTAGTAATGGAACTGATGGATTAGGGGCGCTGAAAACCCTCATTGACGCTTTGAATGATATAGCAGCAGCTGATATTTGGGCCGTAGACGCGACTGGTCAGCAAACCCTAGGTACTTTCGGTCAGGCTATCGGAGATCCAGTTAGTAATGCTAAGACATTATATGCAGCCTTGGTCACAGACGCATCCGGAGCAAGCGTAACAGCAGATGTTGCTACCGTTAATACAGATCTCGGAAATGCCACTGATGGATTAGGCGCATTGAAGACGCTAATCGACACGGTAAATACCGACCTTGCCAACGGTACGGATGGGCTAGGTGCTCTAAAAACACTAATAGATGCCCTAAATGACTTGTCTGCAGCCAATATATTGACTGAGGTTAATACCGCACTTGATGCTTCAATTTCTGAATTGGGAGTAGCTGCACCGACAGCAACACCTTCGGTTCGAACCGCTCTTATGCTCCTGTATATGGCCGTCCGTAACAAGCGAGACACCACGTCAACTACAGATGAGATACACGATGATGCAGGTACTATTATAACTTCTGCCTCACTTACCGAGGATGGTACTACATTCAGTAAGGCAGAGTATACCTAATGGAATACATACTTTGGAATTTTGTCAATATTCAACTCGGCATTGATGTTGGCCTTTTATTCGTTATCTTCTTCTTGACGAGAAAATATATTGCTTTTCGTAAGATGGTACAACTAATGACTGCCGAAAGTTCTGCGGTTCCAACCTCCGACAAAGTACTCAAAGGATGGAAAGACACTCTCTCAGGACTACCAGAAGACTCTGCTAAGCGGGGCGCATATATTAAGAATATCAGAGGAGCCGAAGATAGTAACGAACTCCTACGAAAGGCAGACAAGGACCAAAGAGAAGAAGATGCAGCGGTAGAAGTACGCTTCGAGGTATTAGATAAGCGTCTAAACAAACTTCAATTGGAACGTCACCAACTCAAGGTTGATATGAATGGCAGACGTAGACACAGAGGATAAACGCCGTGCAGTACAAGCCATGACTCTTGGACTGATGCGATCTAATCCTGACAATGATTTTACGGCAAGAGATAGAGCAACCGCTGCGTGGGTCTACTTAATCGCGGATGTAGCTGCGACTACGCCGGGTCATGCTCGGATAGCATTTAAACCTATATGGTTACGAGGTACAAACTAATGGCTGCTCACAAGGCACAGAGACGGGCTAAGAAGCCACCGAAGCGATATGGAAGGTAAACTGGTCAGGGCCAAGAATGGTCAATTCGTCAAGGGAGCGGGCGGTAATCCGTCAGGTAGGCCCAAAGGGTCCAAGAACGCTATTACCGTCCAGAAGCTTCTTCTTGAGGAAGCCTTCAGAGGCGATCTAAGCGCCGATATGGCCGAGGTGCTGGCACTGGTTGTCAAACAAGCGTTAACGGGTGACAAAGTCTCTCAGAAGCTTGTGTGGGAAGCCAGCGTATCACGCCAGAGTATAGGCGAGGACAAAGCAGCAGGCAATAAGCAATCAATCACTGTCCACACCATGAATGTCAGGGGTGCGGACATTGAGGGGGAATTCACTGACATAACCGATGAGGAAACGATCCAATGAGTAAAGAATCGAATCAGTCCCGAGTAGAGCAGTATGGCTCCGTCGGTACCGGAGGCAAGAACATGAAGGCAGTGCGTGCATTTCCTTTAGGTCAGCTTCAAGGTACTGCTGGTAGCGATCCTGTACAGCCGAACAATCGCGGCAATCAGGCGCAGAAATAATCATGCCACACAACGTTGACAGTCAGATGGGAGTCCCCAATCGGGGATTTGTCTCTCCCAGCACGGGTAAGCTAAAGCATACAAATACTTCAGCGAAGAATACGCGTACTGGTGGACAGCCGCCTCTATCGTCTGAGAATGACGATGGGGCTAATCAGCTTAAGCCTTAAAGCATGAAAATAGGGGTTCATTACCGCCCCGTTAACCGGGGGAAGGACAGCGAGACCAATTGGCGGCTCAATCACTTCAGAGCTGCCATGGACGAGGCTGGCCATAAAGTAGTCTGGTCCACGCGAGGCCGACCTGTAGAGAACTCTGACCTCGTTGTTACGGCTGGTTTTCAGATTACGAGTGCGAATGCGGATGCCATGGGTCGAGGCATCCCGATCATCATACTGGAAAACCCAGTATGGTACACCGGACATAGGATGGATAGCTACACATGGGCATACAACGGACTGCATGGGCTGGGATACCTCCCCACACCGCCGGATACCCCTCGTCCACATCCGACTTTGAAGCCGTGGAAAGAATGGGAAACTGGGCAGATAACAGTGTTTGGGCAAGTACCAACGGACAAGGCGGTACGTGGCAACGACATGCAGCTGTGGCGGGAAAGTGTGAAAGCAGCCCTGCCGACATCCGTATATCGGGAACACCCCATAATGATCCCGAGCAAGCACCACCACAAGATTGAGCCGTTCGATGTATGCCTCGACAAGACAAGTCTTGCTGTCACGTATACCTCCACATGCGGTTCGGAAGCGGTTATTGCAGGAATTCCCACGATCGCGTGCCATGAGGGAAGCTTGGCCTACTCCGTGGCCTCACATAATCTGTCCGATAAGCCTATTACGCCGTGTCGGGATGAATGGATACATGGCCTTGCATGGCGACAATGGACAATTCATGAGAAGCTTGACACCAACTATATACTGAGCGGATACAATGAAGCTAGAGCTGACGCAGAGGCAGGACGGTACGACAACATGTCAAATGGGAGACCTCAGTGAAGATTATTACGCCGTACTACGAGGATCAGTTGAAGAAGCTACATACCTCAAGGCCGAACAAGAAATGGGGCTCCACTTCAGCTCGGAACTTCGGAGACGAGATAACCAAGTTTCTCATAGGGAAGACGAGAGTTAAGAGTTTGCTAGACTTCGGGTCTGGACAAAGTTCAATGAAGCAACATCTACTTACCCACTTACCGCAGAAACAATTAGATATTCTGGAGATTACTGACTACGATCCAGGCATTCCAGGAATAGATATACTACCTGACAGACAGTTTGACATGATAATCAGCTCTGACGTATTGGAGCATGTAGAGCCAGAGATGATAGACGAGACGATAGCATGGATGCAAGACCATTGCACTCGGTTCCTTTATCATCACATCGCGTGTGACCCCGCGGGTATTAAGTTACCGGACGGGCGTAATGTGCATCTCATAACAGAAGATCTGCAGTGGTGGATGCAGAAGTTCACCCACTCACACTGGCAGTGGATGGAGGCCCGTGACTGCTGGCAGCAGAAGCGTGGCTACTTCCGACGTCATTGCCATATACGGCTGGACAAAGCTCCAGGTGGCCGTCCCCGATATGTCCCCAGTGACTACCAAGCGTAGCTACACACCCAGATATGTCAAGGAACTGCCCCTAGAGACCTTGACACACCAGATTGTGCGAAACCCCCAGTATGGGGGGGAAGAGTCCGGCATCCACGGATGGCCGATACGCCCGATTGTATACCGGGGAATTAAACCTACATTCATGGAAGCACTACGTGAGTCACTTAAACAAAAAGGATATAGAAATCCAATCGTGGTGTATGCAGGAGTTGGAGGCGACTACCTTGCGTTTGGCGGTTCCCGAATCCACGCCGGTCGAGACGTTGGCCTTACAACCATACCTGCCATTGTTAACGACTACTGCGGGCGATACGATGATTGCCCCGAGGTTACTCTCGATAACTTCACATCCTTTTTCATAGACAAGCCTAAGTGGTTCGTAATTGACGACAAGGGCGCAGACTATCACTACGCGCTTGAGCGAAAGAGACGTATGGAGTACGATCCAGAGGGATTTGCTTGGGCCGAAGACGACGCTGTTTTCCTAGACGTTGATTTCCCGTGGGTAAATGACCCGTCCCAGAAGATACTCTCTCTTCAAGCACAAACTAAAAGGATTAAGGGATAATGGAAGTATCACTACACAAGGGACAGTCCAAGGTCTATGACGACGAGCATCTCTACAAAGTAGTAGCAGCAGGGCGGCGGTTTGGCAAGAGCTACCTTGCAGCTGTAGAACTATATAGGGAAGCAGCGCCGGAAACAAAGATTCGATCCGATGGGTCAGAGATTGATCTGATTAACGAGGTCGTCTACTACGTAGGACCCACGTTCAAGCAAGCAAGAGAGAACTTATGGAACGTGATGATGGATATGGGCCAAGGGCTCATAGAGTCTGTCAGGCAGAACGAAGGCGAGATCAAGCTCACCAATGGCCGTCTGATACGGTTCAAGGGCGCAGACGATCCCGACTCCCTTCGTGGTGTTGGACTGAGCTACGTAGTTATGGACGAGTACGCCTTCATGAAACCGTCGGTCTGGGAATTCATTATATTACCCGCACTCGCAAGAGCGGAAGGTGGTGCACTCTTCATCGGTACACCCGCAGGTAAGAACCACTTTTACCAGATGTGGATAGCTGCTAGCAAGGGGTGTGATCCATCATCCGGCAAGGAAACAGGTCAGTGGGCCGCATTTCAGTTTCATACTAAAGAAAACCCATATCTCACAAAATCTGCAATTGAGAAACTCTATGACGCCACCTCTGAAGAAGCCCAAGCACAAGAGCTGGAAGCATCATTTGAAGCAACTGGCGGAAAAGTATTCACCTACGATCAATTTCCCGTCATTGAATGTGCCCATAAAGGAGAGTACGTCCTCGCTTGCGATCTTGCTGGCTTCTCAAGCCCGGAAGGGAAGGGCAAGACAAAGGAAGTTCTGGACGACCACGCCCTCGCTGTTATCCGAGTACATGAAAAGGGATATCACGTTGAGCGAATCTACCACGGAAGATGGGACGTCAGAGAAACCGCCGCACGCATAATGCGAGCGTGGCGGAAGCACAAGTGTATTAAGATGGGGATTGAGGTCGGACTCGCTATGACAGCGGTTGAGGGCTTCATACAAGAGCTGCAGTATGAGTACAACACGTACTTCGAGGTACATCAACTCAAGCACATGAACCAGGGGAAGGAAGACAGAATAAAGTGGGCTCTGCAGGGCAGGGCCGACAAAGGACAGATTACCCTTGAGGACGATCAAGACCTTGAGGGGGACGAGAAGTGGATTGGCAAGTTCCTCGGGCAGGCCGTGGATTTTCCCAATAAGCTTGCTCACGATGACTTACTAGATGCAGTTGCTTACGGTATAGACCAGCTGGCCGAGAGTGGCATGGGCTGGACTATAGAGATGCAAGACGACTGGAAACCACTGGACGATTTAGCGGGATACTAATTTATGGCAAGTCAATTACCTAACGATATGGTAGCTGCCAATATGGTAGGCCGACCAGGCGATAAGAAGCAGCCGGGGTTGCCTATTGTTAGCTGGATAATGAACATAGTATCCAACAGCCGACAGAGTAGGGACACAGAGCATAAGTCTCGGTGGGACCAGTACGAGCGGACCTTCAGAGGATTCCACACAGCGCAGGACAAGACACGTGACGGGGAGCGGTCTAAGATCATAGCACCCGCACTGTTGCAGGCGATTGACTCTATCTCAGCTACCCTCGAAGATGCTATCTTCTCGCGGGCTCAGTGGTTCGATGCTCTTGATGACCGTAACGACCAGCAGAGGGATGATGTTGAGGGTATGCGCCTAAACCTTCTGGAAGATCTGGAACTCGCAGGAGTACCGGATGCCATCAGCAAGATTATATTGAACGGGTGCCTCTACGGCACTGGTATTGGTAAACTGAACGTTGTGCGGAAGGAGGTTAAGACGATCTCCTCCAGCGAGCAGGGGCCTACTACAACCTCCGTCTCGCGCGCAATTGTCACATTGGAGCCTATCCCGCCGTGGGAGTTTGTCATAGATTCACAAGCTCGGACGTTGGCGGACGCGCTGTTTGTGGCGCATGAGACTAACGTACCACGCGGGATCGTAGCTAACAAGATTAAGAGGGGCATCTACAAGAATGTCCCCATCACTGGGTGGTTTGCCACTAAGGCCCCTCATCCGGGCGGTCTGGCCATTGTGGACCAGAAGCAAGCAATGAACAAAGATGATGGCTCAGTACAGATCACTGAGTACTACGGTAGAGTCCCGTCCCATCTTGCTGGCCCTGTTACAAAAGTAGACGCTAGCAACATTGAGGGTGACGGCATGGTAGAGGTTATTGTGACCATTGCCAACGAACGTGAGCTCCTCCGCATAATGGTGAATCCCTTCTTGATGAAGGATCGCCCGATTATCGCATATCAGCACGACATAGTCCCTGGCAAGTTCTGGGGTCGTGGCGTAGCAGAAAAGGGTTGGAACGCGCAGAGGGCTCTGGACGCTGAGCTACGCGCTCGGATGGATGCCTTGAGCCTGCTGACGAGCCCCATGATGGGAGCGGATATCACACGCTTACCGCGTAATCCCGACATGCGTGTACGTCCAGGTAAAGTCTGGATGACTCGTGGTAGACCGTCTGAAGTGTTAGAGCCGATCATACTTGGCAATATCGACCCGTCTACCTTCAACCAGTCATCTGAGATGGAACGACTCGTACAAGTAGCTACGGGGGCTATCGAATCAAATGCGCCTTTGAACGTGGACCGCCGGAATGAGACGGCCTCCGGAATCTCTATGATTCAGTCATCGGCCCTGAAGCGCATGAAGCGTACGATGTGGAACCTGGAACGACAGTTCCTTAATCCTCTCATTAGGAAGTCTGCTTGGCGTCTCATGCAATTCAGTTCTCAACGTTATCCCCAAGACTTCGAGTTCGTCGTCAAAGGAGCAATGGCTATTGTGTCACGTGAGTACGAGCAGGGTCAACTCACCGCGCTTCTATCTGTAGTCCCGCCCGAGACTCCTTCGTATAACATCATATTGAAGGGTGTTATCGAGCTATCTGGGACACCGAAGCGTGACGAGTTGCTCAAGCAGATTGATCAGGCCAACCAGCCCGATCCAGAAGCTCAGAGGAAGCAGCAGGAGATGGAAGCTCTTGCAATGCAAATGGCACAGGTAGAGTTGCAGGAGAAACAGCAAGAGGTGGAGAAGCTGAAAGCAGATATCAACCTCATTAATGAGAAGGCACGCCATGAACGGATAGAGGCTGACCTCGAAGATGAGAAGATTGACATTGCTGCTGCTAACACCGTCATTGGTCGAGAGAAGGCGAAAGCTACTCATCGACAGAACGAGCTTGTTGCTGATAGGAATGTAATTGATGCACGGAAGAATGAGTTGGATGCGCGAGCGAAGCGAGTAAAAAGTAAGGGGTAAGTAATGGACACGAAATACTTTGAGGATATAATGATTCTCACAGGCACACCAGAGTTTAAGGTTCTCGTCGAAGAGCTTAAGCGTATGGTGTACGAGCTGCAAGCTAATTCGTTTGATGCAGACTCATGGGATCAGGTACTAGAGGACCGGGGCTACGCCAAGGGACTTGCCTACATGATTAACCTGCGCGAGAACTCTAAGTTAGAGAAGAAAGTGGAGCAGACCAATGCCGCTTTATGACTTTTTCTGTAAGGACCATGGCTGGTTCGAGAGGCAGCAGCGGCTGCCAGACCATACAGGATACTATAAGTGTCCTCAGTGTGAAGAGCTAGCCAAACAAATTCATATTAAGGCCCCCGGCCTGGACATTGAGGCGATGGCAGATATCGGAATGCCCGGAGCATTTGAGACCTCCGGCGACCGAATGACCAAGCGCCATAAAGATGCAGACCGTGCGGGCGACTGGGCGAGTCGAGACTCTATTGAGTTTGAAGACTCCGCAGGTGAAGACAGACAAGGTGACTTCCTGAAAGCATTTGACAGGAAGGTTGCCGAAACTGAACTATAAGACGGGACCCTACACACCGATCCTCGGGCTAGGGTAAACACTATACGCCCCTTGTGGGAGTAGTAATTAGAGGAGTCATAGACAATGGCTAAGTACGAAGACTTTTTAAAGAAAGCGCAGGAAGAGAATACTGGCACGGAAGAAATTGAACAAGCATCCCAGCAGCAGGAGGAGCGTCAAACCTCTACCCCGGCTCAGAATTGGGAGCAGCGATACAAAGACATGGAAGTAGCCTATAGCCGCCAAGGGCAGCAAATGGGCGAGTATCGTAAACTTGTTGATGAGTATATCTCCACCCCTACCGAAAGCCAAACGGTTGAAGCAGATACTACACCGATCACATCGGATGATATCTTTGACAACCCCGACGAAGCAGTCCGAAGGGCTGTGGACTCACATCCCGCAATCCTGGCAGTCAAGGAGACGCAAGAACAGTTAGCTAAGCAACAAGGAGTCGCGTTACGTGACGCCTTTACACTGCAGCATCCTGACTCGCAGTCTACTTGGAATACTCCAGAGTTTGCAAACTGGGTCAATGAAAACCCTACGCGCCAAGAGCTTTCTCGACGCGCGAATGAGTTTGATATGGCCGCAGCGGATGCCTTGTTTACCATGTACGACTCTGATCTAAAAGCTAAAGAAGCCACACAAGAAGGTGAGGCTGATGCAGCTTTAGCAGCAGTAGGACTAGAGAGTAGCACTGCCACTGTGGAACTTGCGCCCGAACGCTATTCACGTAGCGAGATGTTGGAGCACAAGATCCGCGCGAAGCAGGGCGACCTTGTAGCTGAACGCTATGTTAAGGCTCACGCCGTAGCATACAGAGAAGCACTGGGATCAGGAAATGTCCGTGACTGACAGCAGGCGGCCCCTTTGGGCCTTCTGACCTTTAATTAACCACCACCACGCAAGAGGTATTTTCTCATGGCTGTGAACTTTGCAGGCACAAATGCCGTTGACGTAACTGGTGCCGCTAACTTTATACCCGAGTTGTGGTCCGAGGAAGTATTAGCTGCTTACAAAGCTAACCTCGTATTCCCGCAACTGGTTACGGTGCTAGATCATCACGGTGAGAAGAGTGATACAATTCGTATTCCTCGTCCCACCCGTGGCAGTGTTACCTCCAAGACTGGAGACAATGCTGTTACACTGATTGGTGAGTCTAACACTCTATTCACCATTACGATCAACAGGCACTTCGAATACTCTCGCTTGATTGAGGATATTGCCAAAGTACAGGCAATGGACTCCATGCGAGCTTTCTACACTGACGACGCTGGTTACGCACTAGCTATTCAGGTTGACACTGACCTGGGCAGCAATGGCGCAACAATGGCGGCGGCAGCCACCGTTGCAACAACCGCTGGTACGGACTATGATGAAGCAGTCATTGGTTCAGACGGTTCTACGCAGTGGACAGATAACGGCTCCGGTAACGGCGCTGCTCTGACCGATGCTGGAATTCGGCGCGTCATTCAGTACCTTGACGCTAGCAACGTACCCGCCCGTAATCGCTCCCTCGTAGTTCCGCCGGTTGAGAAGCGTAAGCTTCTAGGCTTGGCACGGTTCACCGAGCAGGCGTTTACAGGTGAAGCTGGCCCAGCTAATTCGATCCGTAATGGCTTGATTGGCGACGTTTACGGCGTTCCCGTATATGTCTCAACCAACCTAGCGACCGATGACGCTAACGACAGCACGACCT